TTCGAATTTATGATGCTTTAATTACTGGAGGAATTCCAATCGTTCCTCGCTCATTAAAATATCATAGGGATGTTGTTAATATGCACGATCATATTTTATTCTATGATTATGAGGATATTCAAAATCCGTTACCAATTACCGAAAAAGCAAATAAAATATTTGATGAAACAGGTAAAGACGGCATTTTAGCTCGTCACAATTTAATTATGAACAATTACCACGTAGACAATCGCGTGGAAACTATTTTGAAAGCTGTACAAAATGAATTTAGAATCCCCAACTTGGTATAAAGAAACTAACCCAAAAGAACAAAAGTTATTCAGGGAATGGTTACAAGGCGTTCTCAAAACGGACATTGTTAATTTGACTTTCGTGAAGAAAGATGATACAATAAGAAAAATGAAGTGTACTCTTATCGAATCATCGTTACCTATTCTAGAAAAGAAAACGGATCGCGTCAGAAAAGAAAATGACGACGTGCTTTCCGTTTTTGATTTAGAGAAAAACGAATGGCGTTCGTGTAGATATGATTCTATCAGAGAAATTAAATTTACAATAGGGGATAAAATTGGCATCTAAACGTGAACATGATTTGAGTCGTACTTATGGTTCGGAACCTTCGGTTTCGCACCTTGATCCTATTTCTGTAAATTATAACGTAGACTTAATGCGTATTAATAATTGGTATTCTGCAGAAAAGACTCGATCAGACTCTTACAAGTATTACGAATATTATATTAAACATAATAGGCCAGAAGATGCGAAATATTTTTCTGAAGTTGAAGAGAAAGATGTACACATTACTTATGGTTGGATTGCTAGACTAGTTCTTCAAGGTGCTAAATTGTCACCTACTCATATGCAAGGCTTTAATAATGCACTTGAAGAATTAATTCGTCTAGGCAAACATCGATTCTATAATAAAAAATCTGTTGCTAAGATTGTAACACCTATTGGTGCCGTTAAGAAGACTTCTATTCAAGATGCAATGAAGGAAAAGACTTCTGAGTACATTGGTGAAGTCGAAGGACTAATTGATGACTTCATTAAGAATGATGTTGAGATTAATCTATACAACAATTTAAAATCTAATCAAATTCCTGGCCCATATGTTTCAGACATTAAAGAGTGGGCACAGAAAAAATTAGATCAATATAATGCAGTCGTTGATACTAAAGACTCGCAGACTATTGAGGGATATACCAATATCAATAAGCGTAAACTAAAGAACTTAGTTAAGCTATTTGAGGCATTTATTGCTGATTGCGAGAAATACTCACAATTTAAGAAAGCAAATCGTAAACCTCGAGCAGTAAGAGAAAAGCCTGCAGTTACACAGATTAAAGCTCTTAAGTATAAAGTTAAAGATGAAGAACTTGGGTTGACATCTGCAAAGGCAATTGATCTTGTAGGTGCAGAACAAGTCTGGTTATTTAATACTAAAACTCGTAAGCTAGCAGTTTACACTTCTGAGTCTACAAAAGGTATGACTGTTAAAGGTTCGGCTTTGCAAAATTGGTCACCTGATAAATCTAAGCAAAAGACATTACGAAAACCTGCAGAACAAATCAAAGATCTAATGGGTGCAGGCAAAGTTAAATTGCGTACATACATTAATGACATTAAGGCTAAAGAACAAGCGGTTAATGGTAGGATAAATATAGATACAATCATTTTACGAATTATGAGGTAACTATATGTCAGTGTTAAAATTAACATATTGTTCGCTTATCAAGATTATATTATCTCAGATAGGCGGCAATCCATTACAACAACTTTATTCTCAGTTAAGTCAAGGTAAAGCACAGGCCGCTCAAGGTGGTTTGATACCAACTGGCTTATTAGAGATCAAACAACTAATTGATCAGGTAACTGCAACTATAAATTCGGCTCAGGCGCTTGCTAATGATTTTTCAGATGTTATGGAAAGAATTGGTGGACAATTATACCAAAATCCAGTTGGTACATCTATAACTGCTGCTATTGCAGGTATTGATGCAAGGATTGCAACAGTTGATGCTGGTCTTGTTTCAAGTCCAGGCGATGCAACATTAACTGCTCAAAAAGCTGCACTTGAATCAAACAAAACAGCATTGCAAACATTTAAAACAAATACTGATAGATTATCGGGTGTAGGTCCGGTGTCGGGATCAGCAAATGCAGGTGGTTGTTCATTGCAAGACTTATTGGGCAGTGGGTGTACACCAAATGGCGATGTGCCAGACATTGACCTTAAAGCATTGACAGAATCATTAAAGACTAAAGATTTAATTGATGCCATTACAACAAAATTAACAGGCAGTTTGGGTGTTGCCGATGTGGTTACTGCTTTAGCGTCATTTAAATCTACAATCGACGGATTTAATTTAGACTTTAATACAATAGTAAACAAAGCAGCTATTAGAAGTGCAGTAACATCGCAAATCACACAAATTGTTTATAACTTGTTATCGGGTTGCGGAAATCAAGTATTTGATCTAACATTGAAACCAGATGTTAAAGCAAAAGTAGCAGTTTATGCTGCGGCGGAACAACTGCAACGTGAACAGGGTGTGGCATATAACGACCCATACGGCGTCGCAGTTCCGATAACCAATACTGACGTATCGGTGCCGGTAAATAATATAGTAGTAAACCCAAATCTAGCAATTTAAGAAAATATATCATGATCGTAGTTGACTTTAATCAAACAGCCATTTCTAATCTTATGATGGAGATTGGCAGCCGCAATGACATCGAGGTGCAAGTACCACTTCTGCGTCATATGATTCTAAATTCTATTAGAAGCTATAAACAAAAATTCGGTAAAGAATTTGGTGAGATTGTGATTGCTTGCGACAATCAAAATTACTGGCGCAGAGAAGCATTTAAGTTCTACAAGGCAGGCAGGAAAAAGGCTCGTGAAGCATCTGGCTTGGATTGGAAACAAATTTTTGAAGCATTGAATCTTATCAGGAGTGAGATTGATGTATTCTTCCCATATAAAGTAATTAATGTCGATGGCGCAGAAGCAGATGACGTAATCGCAGTATTAGCAGAATGGTCTCAGGCAAATGATACTAATAATGTATTATTTTCAGAACCAAAACCATTCTTAGTATTATCTGGCGATCATGACTTTATTCAATTGCAAAAATATGAGAATGTTAAACAATTTTCACCGGTTCAAAAGAAATACGTAAAATCAGATATTAGCCCAGAAAAATATCTGTTTGAACATATTATTAGAGGTGATAAGGGTGATGGCATTCCTAATGTTTTATCTGCAGATGATAGTATTGTAACCGGCACACGACAAAAAGCTATTAGGCAAGATAAATTAGATATATGGTATAAAGATTTTGATGCTATGCCTCAAGATGCAGAGTTCAAAACAAATTATGAGCGTAACCGCAAATTAGTTAGTTTCGATTGTATCCCAACTTCAATTAAAGAATCCATTATAAATACTTATACCGATAAGCCGACAAAGGATAAAAGTAAATTGTTAACTTTCTTTGTTGAACATAAAATGAAGAACATGCTAGAAGTTATAGAGGAATTTTAAAGTGAAAACATCTATCCCACAAATTTTTGAAGAAGTTGAAAAAGCTGGCTCCAAAGAAGCCAAAATTAAAACATTAAGAGCATATGACCATCCTATTCTAAAAGGGATGTTGCAAATTAACTTTGATTCAAATGTTAAAATGAATTTACCTGAAGGCGAACCTCCTTACAAAAAGGATACATCTATACCGGCAGGTTACTCTGAGTCAAATCTTTATGTGGAATTTAGACGTTTCTATATTTGGTTACAGAATGATGTTAACTTAACTCGTGCAAGAAAAGAACAGTTGTTTATTCAATTGCTTGAAGGCATTCATTGGACAGAAGCTGAAGCGGTTGTTTTAGCTAAAGACAGAAAGCTACAAACTAAATACAAATCGTTAAAAGAAGATTTGATTAGAGAAGCATTTCCTGGTTTGTTGCCTCACAAACCAACGATCCCTCCATTAGGAGAACTCAAGGCAAAAAAGACGGATTCTTTGAACGCATCCTGACCTGGTTCAAAGAAAAACCAGTTTCTGAGCTAAAAGAACAATGGTCAGAACAAGGAACAATTCCAGACGATCCGAATCACGATAGTAGAATGTTTCTTGAACATAAATTTAGGGCTTTTGATAAGACTTGACAACATCGTCTAAAGATGTTATAATTAATTATTCGTAATGGAGTTTTTA